TGGAAGCTGTCGAGCAGATGACGACGCCGCGTCGTTTCCTCATGGATACCTTTTTCAACGGCCAGGTGCCTGAGACCTTCGGCACCCAGACGGTCAGCATTGACATCGTCAAAGGCCAGCGCACCATGGCGCCTTTCGTCAGCCCACGCCTGCCGGGCAGTGTCTCGCAGCGTGACGGCTACACCTCCAACACCTACAAACCGCCCTACATCCAGCCCAAGCGTGAAACCAACGCTGAACTGCTGCTCAAGCGTGCTGCAGGTGACACGCCGTTCTCTGCTCGTTCGCCGCTGGATCGTGCTGGTGAGCAACTGGGCCGGGATCTGCGTGACCTGGACGAGCAAATCACCCGTCGTGAAGAGTGGATGTGCGCGATGGCGCTCACCACTGGCCAGGTGCGCGTGATCGGTGAAGGCATTGATGACACCATCGATTTTCTGATGGAAGCCGACCACAAGGTCCAGCTGGCCGCCGGTGATCGCTGGAATGCAGCGAACTCGGACCCGATTGCTCATATGCGCAAGTGGCGCCGTAAGATCGCCCAGGACTCCGGCCGTACCGCTAACGTGGGTGTGCTGGGCGGTGATGCGCTGGACGCCTTCCTGAACAACGACGCGGTGTTGAAGAAGCTGAACAACCGCCGGGTCGACATGGGCATGATCAAACCTGAAGAGCTGCCTGACGGCGTGACCTACCTGGGCTACTTGAACGATCCTGGCCTGGATCTCTACGGCTATGACGAGTGGGTCATCGACGAAGACGGCACGCCTAAGCCCATTGTTCCTGCAGGTGGTTTGATTCTCGGCGCAACCAACACCCGCAACGCCATGCTCTATGCCGCGATCCAGGATCTGGAAGCCATCGAGAGCGGTCTGGTCGAAGCGGCCCGCTTCCCGAAAAGCTGGGTCACTCAGGAGCCTAGCGTGCGCTGGCTGAAGCTTCAGAGCGCAGTGCTCTCCGGCATGCTGGAGCCCGATGCCTTCCTGTTCGCCACCGTCGTTTGATCGTGGGGTGACACCATGGGCTTTCGTGACCAAGTGGCGGCAATGGATGAGCAGTTGCTGAGCGCGCTCTCTGACGAAGCATTGGTTGAGGGTCGGCCTGTACAGGGGTTTTTCTCGGCGCCGTGGGTGCAAGCCAAGTTCGGCCGCACCAGCACCGGCGTGCGTGAGCCCGTGTTCGGGCTGTTAGCCGCGCAAGCTGAGGGTGTTGTGGCCAACCAGACCTTGGTGATTGATTTGCCGCCTGCTGATGGCGGTGGAACCTACACCATCGTAAAGCCTGAACCCGACGGCACCGGCTGGGTGAATCTGATACTGAGGATCAAGGCATGAGCGTAGGCACTCACTATCGAACCTCGGCTTCTACCGGCGAGATCACCATTCAGGCGACCCCTGCCGACCTGCGAGCGTTCTCCGCGTTCGCGTTGGCCGTGCCCAAGGCAGCGGCCAATGCCCAGCGTCGAGCCATCAACAAGACGCTGGGCTGGTTGCGCACGCACATTGCCCGGGCAGTGGGCCAGAAGGAAGGCATCGCCATGAAGGCGGTCCGGCAGCGACTGCGGACCTACTTGGTCAGAGGCAGTGCGATCAGCGGCAAGCTCTGGTTTGGTCTCAATCCGCTGGAGGCATCCCGCACTGGCCGGGCGCGGCAGACCCGCGTAGGCGTATCGGTTGGTCGGCGGCGTTACCAAGGCGCCTTCTTCAAGAAGGTCTATGGCGGCTCACCGGACATCTGGATTCGGACGGCCAGCAAGCACTTCTCGGCTGACGATTACCCGGCCAGCGATGTGTCAGGTGCCGCTGGCCCCAGCTCTGGTTGGATTGCAGAGCATGGCGACCGCTTCCCCCTGGCCAAGGCCATGATTCAGCTGGACGACGTTCTGCCGTTGTTTCGAGCCTGGACCCAACAAGCAGAGGCTCGCTTTGTAGAGCTGCTCAAGCAAGAGCTGAACTACGAGCTGCACAAATACAGGAGCAAGGGCCGTGGATGAGCCTGAATCACTTCAATTGAGTGAGTTGTACACCACCATCGAGCGCGTCATTAGCGAAAGAGTACCTGGCTTGGCGTTTGTGACGTTCTGGCCAGAGGGCGCGCCGAGTATCCCATTGCCAGCGGTGCTGCTGGAAATGCCGGAGTTTGAGCCAGGTACTGATGACGGCACGGGGCGCACGGCCTTGGTCGCTCGTTTCGAGGCCCGGGTGGTGGTCGGTGCTGAACAGGAAGAACCTGAGAAGCAAGCCTGCCATATCGCCTCGCAGCTGGCAGTGCTGTTGCGCAGTCAGTATTGGCGACTCAACGGTGTGGACGCGGCCGAGCTGGTGCAGGCGGCTCAGGACTGGACCAAGCCTGAGCTGGACGGCTACATCGTCTGGGTCGTGGAGTGGACTCAGCCCATCAAACTCGGTGAGGAAGAATGGCCTTGGCCGGACAACCCTCCCGCCACCCTGCAACTGGGTGTCAACGAAGAGGCCCTTGATCTGTCGGGGCTGTTCCCGTGAGCAAGTCAGCGGCCGTCAGCGGTGAGCATGACCGAATGATCGCGGCGATGGTGATGCCCGGCAAAGTCGTTGCGGCCGATGGCGCTGGGCGGGTCCGCATGGAAGGCCGTGACGGTTGGGTCTCGCCGTGGGTCAAGTGGCATAGCCAGGCCGCTGGCAAGGCTCGACACTGGCGGGAGCCGAGTGTGGGAGAGGGCGGGACGTTGTTCAACCCCAGTGGCGTACCTGGCGCCGGTACCTTTGTCCCTGGCCTGTTCAGTGATGCAGGCACTGCGCCTGATGACCGCGATCACGTCGACGTGTGGGAGTTTGATGACGGTGGCCGAATCGTCTACGACTGGAAAGCCAAAACCTACGACATCACCCTGCCGACCGGAACCGTCACCATCAAGGTTGCCGGGTCCACGGTGACCGTCGCAGACGCGGGGATCACCCTGCAGGCACCGGCGATCAAATTGGTTGGCCCAACGGAAATTGACGGGCCGCTTCACGTTACCGGTGCGGTGATCGGTGACTCCACCATCATGGATGCTGGCGGGAACAGCAATCATCACTCGCACTGACGCCATAGACCGAACTATCAGCAGCCCGCACATGCGGGTTTTTTTACGCCTGGAGAATGTTGATGACTTCCAAGATCGAGAAGGCGGGCGGTGTTGCCGCCCTTGAACAGGTTGAACCGGCTCAGCCCGTGGTGGCCCCGGTTCAGCCAATGCGCCTGTTTCGCGACAGGGCCTATACGTCACGCACTTTGATCATGCCGGATGGTCGCGGCCTTGATGTGCGCCAGGGGAAGGTGGCGGCCCTGGGCGACGATCAGTTCAAGTTTCTCAGCGACCATCCAGATCTCGAACTCACGGGGGGCTGACCATGATCGGAATGGATCGCCGAACGGGCAAGCCCCTCGCGGGGATCGATCACCTCCGGCAGTCCATCGAAGACATCCTCACCACACGCCTCGGTGAGCGTCGGATGTTGCCTGACTACGGTTCAAGCCTCTGGCGCTTTGTCGACATGCCAGCCACCGAGGGCTGGAAAAGCTCGGTGCAGGCCGAGGTGGCCCGGGCGCTGGGGCGGTGGGAGCCACGCATCAAGCTGGAGCAGGTCAAGGTCACCGCCGTCCTGGACGGCAAGATCAGCATGAACCTGACCGGCGAATACCTGGGCGACTCAGCGGTGATTGAGGTGACAGCATGAATCAACTCGATCTATCAAAGCTCCCCGTCCCGGACGTGATCGAAACCGTTGAGTACGAGGCCGAGTTTGCTGCGGTGCTGGAACGGTATCGGGAGCTGATGGGGGACGACTGGACGGCTCTGCTTCAGTCGGATCCCGTCATGAAGCTGCTGCAGGACGTGGCTTACGAGAAAATCACCCTGCGTGCCCGTGTCAATGCTGCTGCCCGTGCCGTGCTGCTGGCCTCGGCACGCGGATCTGACCTTGATCACGTCTTGGCGCTGGTTGGGGCTGAGCGGCTTGATCAGGAGTCCAACGATGCTTTCCGGGAGCCGGTCCTGGCAACGCATACCGCTACCACGCGCTGAGTGCCCACGACGATGTGCTCGACGCTCGGGTTGATTCGCCGGAGCCCGGGCTTGTGCGTGTCACGGTGCTGAGCCGATCCAGCCAGGGCGTTCCGGGGGAAGATGTTCTGAAGGCGTTGCGCGAGCAGCTTAACGCTGAGGACATACGACCGCTGAGCGATACGGTACTTGTTGAACCGGCGCAGGTCGTGTTGTGGGAGCTGGTAGCGCGCTTGCATTTCCCCAGTGGCGCCGCGACCGAGCCGGTGGTGCAAGCGGCAGAACAGGCAGCCCAGGCTTACGCCACGGCTCAGCGGCGTCTCAATTTGCCGATCAAGCGGAACATGGTTATCGCGGCGCTGGGGGTTGCCGGTGTCAGTGA